GGCAGTGCGATCAATCGGCTCCTTAACGTTACATTTGGCGTTAAAGGTAAGGAACTTAGTGAGAGCGTGCGCGTCTGCATCCTTACTGATATTATCCTGAAATTTCTTCAGGAGCGTATCGGCGAGGTTTAGGCACGCAAACTCACGCTTTGAAATACCCGGCCATGCCTTTTCTCGGAGGTTTCCCTCAAAGAAAGTGGCATAAGGCAGAGTAGGCAAAGCTTTACTAAGATCACTCGCTAGGTGCGTATAAAGAACGTGAGAGCAAAGGCTCATCTTACACTCCTTATGGTTCGCATCACCGCCCGTTAGGGCAGTGGATTTATGCGAATGAGGTCGTAGAGTTACATAATCCCCGTCACACTGGTATCACCCACACCGCTAGAAACGGTGTAAAGTTGACCAATGTGGAGGGATAGTGCAGCCCTTACGTCCTCCGGATCGGCTAGATCAGAGCCAGCCGGCACTTCGATGATCGTCGTAACGAGCATCGTAGCATACGGCTGTCCCGAAAGGGGAACTACTCCCTTCCGGGTAATCTGCTTGTAGACGTTCCGCGGAACTGATCCGATGACGCCAGTCACTGGATTCGGCTTACCCAGGGCCTTAAAGACCTTGGGTCGGACGAACGTCAGTGTAAAAGGCGCCGCAACCGAGTGAGTATCAACACCCGTTTGCGTACCGCCCAGAGCAGTAACGGCGTATTGTTTACCGTTATTGTCCGGAGCGGTGTCTTCGGTCATTGTGTAAGTGGGGCTTGTCAGCCCCGTTTGAGCTGCTCCCGTGATAGGAGACGTAACGGTCCAAGTCATATGACCCGAACTCCTTTCATGACATACTGTCAAAATATCGCCGCTTTCGCAGCGAAGGGTTGAAATATACCCCTTAAGAGGTTAGAGGAAAAATTCTACTTCGATTACTCGAAGTTGAGCTCGCCTTGCGGCGAATCCCCGCCTTGCGGCAGGACATCCCCATCTAACTCCTCTAGGACGACCATCTCGCCAGTTAGGCCAACCGAAAGAGCAACTGTACGGTCTTTTCCAAGACCATACTGATCCTCATCCGAAAGGTCTAACTGTTCAAGAAGGTCGCTAACGGTAACACTGTCAGCGTCAGGTACATGGTAGAGCAAAGCAGTCCCATCGTAGATCCTAATGGTGCCATCACCCGAAATAGTTGGGGTGATATCATTAAGAGGGTCATCCGATAGGATGAGC